GTTCCATTCTCTCTACTTTTTATTTATTAGATCATTTTTTTTGTTTGAAAAATCAAATGTGTAGAGAAAACAAAAATCTCTCAAAAACACACAAATTTGAAAACTTTTTGTTTTTGGTTTTTCTTTAATTTCCTGGATTTTCCTTTTTATTTGTTCTTCTTCTTTTTTTTTAGTTCACCACAACAAATGTATCGCTAGATTATTTGCACTATATTTATTCTTTTTCCAATCGCCCTTCATTTTACGCGACCTTGTCAAATAATTTTTTCGCCGTGTTTTATTTTTGTGTTTTGTAAAATCTTCGTAACCCATTTGCCCAAAATGCACAATCTTACCATCCGGTGTTGTAACCATATACTTTTTTTCCTTTTTTGTAGAGAGACCAATCTTCGCCGTCTTTCCAAGATATTTTTTAGCGAGACGATACACTTGAGTCGGATTTGAATATAAATGAATCGGTTTCTTGAACATAAATATTATATAATATATGAGTTTGTTTTATAAACCATCAAATATGAAAAGTTTATAAAATTTATATATTATTCTGCTTTTCTAAAAAACATTTATAATGTAATTATAAATGAGTACTGCTAAAAGAAAATATAAAACCACCAATGTAACCAGACGAATTTCCCCCAAAGACCGTTTCTTCAAAGAACTCGAATTAGAATGCGTTGTATTTATGAATTATCACTCCCTATGTTCCATTGGTGCAAGAAGCAACACCATTTTCGAGAAAGGCGCTGACAAACTATTTAACAAAAAACATAAACTCATCGTTGCAAACAGTGCAAATCAGCCCGGTTTTATTTCCTACGGCCATTCAACAAACGCTTTGAAATTGCGAAATATTGCATTCAAAAATGTTCGCCAAAAAGCACGCAAAACCGTCGTAAAACTCACACTTTCAGCAACATTAAACCCTTTAATTGACTATGTACAATTCCTGGAACAAATTCAAAAGCAGGAACCAAATGAAATCAATTTAACATTTACAAATGGTGATGACCCATTTATACAAGAATTGAGTCGGTTTATTCGCGAATATAATGAAACCACGAGTGCAAAAAAACAATCTAAAATCAAGGATGAAATACATTCATTTATTTCCGAAAAAATAGAGAGTTACAAAATCAAAATTCAAAAAATCAAAAAATTCATTGAAAACAAACCTTTCAAAAAACTGAACAACATTTATAAACAAACGTTTTATGGTAAAAGCGAAAACGACGCCGATTCATTTGGCACCATTATTTGTTTATTAGTGTCCGACCAATTAATGACTGCGATTCAATACTTTATCGAAGATGCCAGAGTCGTTGAGTTCAGTGATCCGATGCAATTTATTGATTTTATATACAGTGATCAAAACTTCATTTTGAGAGAGAACAATTATTTGTATAATTTCATCTATTATTTATTGGAAAAAACTAAAAATTTGAAAGTATTGCCAGCTTTGAATTCATTGAGCCAAAATTTTGATGACCTCACAGAGACGAAAACCACAACCAGCAAAGAATTGGTTCGCTTTTTGTCGGCGTTCATCAAGTTTTCGAACGTCGTTTTATTAAATAGCAGTTGTCTTACTTTCTCCCAAAACTTGAAACAATCCAAAATCGATAAAATTAATGCATTGGCTTCTAATTATATCGCATCCTCTGAATCGACAGAAGTGGCTTCTTCGCCGGATCAACAAACAGAATTAGATTTGGATAAAGAATTGGCCGATATCGTTTTGGATATGAAATTCGATGAATTCGATGACAAGGATGACAAGGATAATAAGGAACTAGACGATATCATGTTTAATATGGAATTCGATAGCAGTATATTCTAAGAAATTAGAGAAAAATGTACATTTTTCTTCTTTCCAATTCATTTAAAGCTTTCTCTCCATTTATTATTAATCAAATGGCTTACCAACTTTGCACCAATAATAAACGTATTTATGATTTTTATACCACTCATACCTCGCTTGATTTTGAACAAATCAATCTTCTCTGCATTGACCTCTTTGAAAACGTTCTTCAAGACGCCACTGCCACCATCAACAAATCCATTGGGTCTCAAATTCTCTCCGAATGTTTGGAAAATCGTGTGCGAATGTCGGAACTGAACAATGGTTTGCAACTTATGAACGCAAATGTATCTAAATTATCAAGCGAAATCCATATTAAAATGTTGGACATCAAGAGAGAATATATGGAAGAAATGAAACCCATCTTAGAAAAAAACGATGCGACTCTTTTGAACCAAATCAATTTGGATACAGTATCTCTCATAACTTCGCGCGTAATTGAAAAAACGAGTCTCCTCATTCCGGAAGCGGTCGTGCAGAGATTCTACAATGAAGAGTTTAAACAGAATTTTACGGGCATAGTTCGCACAGAACAGCTTTCCGAGTTATTCTCCAACTTTTGCGCAAAATATGACCAACTTATGCATTCGGTCCAGGGACCAATTCTGCAAGTTCTCTCTATGAATGATGAGAGAATCAACAAGAATATCAATAAACAGCAGGAAACCCAGGAAAAGATGTTGGCGAGTCTAGATGATTTCTTGAACAAGTACAAAAATAACAGCAGTCTGAAGGGCAAATTCTCAGAGAACCTGTTACACAAGGTCATTATCCAGATGTTTCCCACCGCGGAAATTACCGATACTTCCAAGATGAATCACACCGGTGATCTTGTTGTAAAGAGAGAGAACAAAGACAGCATTATTTTTGAAAATAAGGATTATGCCGACAACGTCTCTACCGAAGAAGTCAATAAATTCATTGGTGATTGCGAAAAACAAGGCATGCACGGCATCATTCTCTCCCAAAACACTGGAATCGCGTCCAAGAAAAACTACCACATCGACATCAAAAAGGGCAAAGTTCTCGTTTATGTTCATCATGTGGATTACTCCCAATATAAAATCCAAATTGCCGTTGATATTATTGATACTTTATCGGACAAGTTAAAAAACACATTCGTAGACAAACAAGAAAATACTGTCTCAAAAGAGGTTTTGGAAGAGATTAATGCCGAATTTTCCAAATTCGTTTTGCAAAAAGAGGCCGTCATCAATGTGGTCAAGGATTGTCAAAAGAAAATCATTGACGAAATAAAAACCATTTCGTTTCCTGCATTGGAGAGATATCTCTCTACTAAGTTTGGTGGAGACCAAATTACTTATACTTGCGATGTGTGCAACCGATTTACCACGCAGTCGAAGAAGCTATTGGGTTCGCACAAGCGGACCAAGGAATGCAAAGCACAGAGCGTTAGCGATGACAAAATCCATATTAGCATTGTGGATAAATGAGTCGTTATTTATTCGTCGTCATATATCAAAATAAAAGAAACCTACATACTCATCGTAGCACACCCAGACAACGCACCATCTTTTCGGAGCTTGGCCTTCTTGGTCTTATTTACAAACGCATAATAAAAACTGTCATCGTCCAAAATGCGCTTTCTATTCTTGACAATTCTTTTGCGCGTGTTCTTCATTAAGTCAATCATACTTTTGCAAAACACAGCATCATGAGTCTTGTCTTTTTTGCAGATTTTATCTTTCACAAAGGTCTCGACGTCAAGGTCACCCTCTTGGTAGAGAGTCCCTTTGCAACCGGGGTTGCAATAAGCGTCTGTAAAATTTTTTGCCAGTTTACGCCGATTAGTAGAAATTGGCTCCTTTCTCTTCCGTCTATCCTTCATACTTTTCTTAATCTTTGCGATTCGTTTTTCTAAATCGGCATACGGCTCTTCTTTGTATTCCTTTTCTAAAACGGCAAGATGCTTCTTTATAATATCGTCGCCAATTTTGCGTATTAACTTAATTTGGTTGTCAACAAGCTTGGGCACAAGTTTAGTTTTGCATTTTTCCATTTTTTTGTTTATTTATAATTAATAATTATAAAAAAAAATATATACTACACAAAGCAAAAATACCAACGAAAACAGAATCGAAAAAAGTCTCGCAAAGCCATTTACACGCATCTCTCTACATAATCATATGCTCAACTATATAATTATATTTGGATTATTGGTTCTCTCAAACAGTGCAACATTTTTACTGGATAACGAGGGATGGACCATCGTGGGAAATAAGCGGACCATGGAAGCAAAGCACCAGAATCTCTGCATGGGACCCAAAATGTCCAACTACATTTTTGGAACGGATGACTTGGTGAATGTGGATTCGAAGAACAGAGACGATAAAAATCTCTGGTACTTTCGGTCGCCACCCATTCATTTGGTTAAGAGACCTGTATTAATGGTTTTCACAATAACTAGTTTCTCGGGGGATTTCACCAAACTGAATGCGGGCGTACCATCGGTCAAAATTACCGGTGCAGACAACTTGATTTTTTCGTTTGATAAAGCCGTGTTTGACGGGAAAATGACAACTATTAATGTGCCATTCGTTTATACTAATGAAAAGATATTTCAGAAACCGTTCGTTGTAGAGATATTGGGTGATTGGACTCGGGGAATAGAGACTGTTGCGATCGATAATGTGGAGTTTTATTATTAGTTGGGTGTCTATTTTTGTCGTAATAGAAGTACGCTCGTCGCAAAACTATTGACAAGACATAATACATATATACAATTCACCGTTTGTTCATTATTGCGCGTATTCTCCATATTTAATTTGCAAGAGAAAAAACGTTTGCTTATCAATTGTTGTAGTGGTCGTCGGAACATTTATAAATACTTATTTCAACAAGTATTTATATTATAATATCGAACTAATAGTTCTCTGCAAAATTGAAATTATTTTTCAAATAATTAACAGCAAAAAAACAATATCAAATTATCAAAAAATGGGTGGAGACGTTATTGCAATTATGGTCGTTATTATCTGTGTGATTATTATTTATTCTGGGAAATGCTTTTTCGTAAAAGACGCAAAGATTTACCCCTAGATTTTCTTGGTTTCTTCCTTCTCTTGCTTCTTTTACCTCTCGCAAATAAATCCATTATATCTTTGGATTTTGCAAACATAATGGGGGTTTCGCCTTCAACATTTGGTCGATTAATATCTGCTCCCGCATCTATCAACAATTTGACTAATTCTTTTTTTTGTCTAAGTTTGGTGGCAAGCAGAATGGGTGTTTCGCCATCATAATTTGGCTCATTTATCTCTGCACCTGCGCGTATTAAATCTTTGACAATATCAATATGTCCTTCTTGTGTGGCACTTAATAAAGCAGATTCGCCTTGTTGATTTTTATGTTTGATGTCGGAACCGGCTTTCACCAACAAATTCACGATTTCTCTGCAACCATGTTGCGATGCAACGATAAGTGGGGTTTGGTCAATCAAATCTCTATCGTTGGTGCTTGCTCCGTTCTCTAATAAAAATGAAACCACGTGGGTTGCATTCGGATTTCTCGATGCTTTAAGAAGCGCAGTGTCTTTTTCATGGTCTCTTGCGTTGATAATATCGGGTCGAAATAAACGTTTTACCTTATCCAGATCACCATTTTGTGCGGCTTCAACAAATTCGGACATATAGTGTATTTGTATATTTTGTTCGGCTTAATCCTTACAATTTTATGCGACACTATATTATAAATGTATTCGATTACTCCTTGCAACATTGTTACTACCAAAACAATTACTAGTTACAAAATTGACCGTATCGAGATTTCTCTGTTCAAGTCGGCCATTATAACCGTGGTTTTACTTGACTCTGCTGGATCAATTCTTGACGTAAAATTTATTAATATGACGGGCGAAGATTATTCCAAATGGGATGCTGACGACAACTATGTTGTTGAGTTTATTAACAACAGTTTGGGGTTTAGCAGTCTTCCAGTTGTAGAGACACCTTCTGAGAC